AATCAACGATGGGCTGGTTAAGGAAAGGTATTGGTAATGAGGTACACACTACACCACGGCGATTGCCTCGACGTACTCAAGACCCTTGCTGATTGCTCGGTCGATGCGATTGTTACGGATCCGCCTTATGGGCTGTCGTTCATGGGAAAGCGTTGGGACTACGACGTACCTACCGAGGCGGTTTGGGTCGAATGCCTGCGCGTACTCAAACCAGGAGGCCACTTGCTGGCCTTTGCGGGAACCAGGACGCAGCACAGGATGGCGGTAAGGATCGAGGACGCAGGATTCGAAATTCGCGACATGATTGCGTGGGTGTATGGGTCCGGCTTTCCCAAGTCGCTCGACGTACCGAAGGCGATCGACAAGGCGGCAGGGGTCGCGTTTGACGCGGTGCCAGCAAGTGGCGTCGGGTTTATGAACGCCGAAGGTGAGGGCGGCTACAACGTTACTAAAAACCAGTTGTTACGCAAGGGCGAAAGCACCGAAGCCGCTAAGCAATGGGAAGGATGGGGGACGGCGTTAAAACCGGCGGTTGAGCCTGTTGGGGTCTATCACAAAGGCTTGACACTAGAGAATGTTTTTGGTATATTGATGGCATCACTAACCCAAGAACTTTGGAGGTCAATATGCCGATGGTCCAATGCGAGTGCAAGCGATGCGGAAAATCTTTTGAGCGGTATCCGTGCCAGATTAGAAAAGGCGGAGGCGTTTTCTGTAGTCGAGAGTGCCAGAACTTTCGCACTGGAGAACATCGAAAGTGCGATACTTGCGGCAAGCAGTTCTATATCTCCAAAGCTCACGGAAACCGCGAGGGATACAACCAAGGGAGGTTCTGCTCAAGAGGGTGTAAATCCGAGTGGCAGAAAACTAGATACGCAGGGGACGGAAACCCAAGCTGGACGGGTGGACGTTATGAGTCTGGTGGACATGTTTATTTGCGCCACAACGGAACATACCGGGCAGAACATCGCCTTGTTATGGAGCGGCATCTTGGGCGAGACCTTGAATCAAGCGAACACGTTCACCATCGCAACGGCGTTAAGACTGACAACCGCATTGAAAACCTTGAAGTGCTTAATGCAAGCGAACACTTTGCAAAGCACTGGGAGTTTAGAAAGTTGTAGCCCTGCCCTAGAGCCTATCACCCTAGCCCGCAAGCCCCTCATCGGAACCGTTGCGGCCAACGTACTCGAACACGGAACGGGCGGGCTGAATATCGGGGCGTGCAGGATTGGCAATACCGTCGAGACATGGCCTAAGTCAAGAAGCTACGCGCCTGGGCAAATGCAACCGGGGCACAGTGGAGACACGCAGGAAACCGGCATTGCTCCCGAGGGGAGGTGGCCTGCCAACTTCATCCACGATGGCAGCGAGGAGGTGCTGGCGTTGTTTCCTGAGGTGGCAGGCGTTGTGGGGGCAAGGCGCGAGGGAGGCGATAAGTCGATATTCAGCGGTGGCGGGCATTCGCAGGCAGAGAAGCAGCGGATAGTCGGGGGGGTAAAAGACACTGGCAGCGCAGCACGATTTTTTTACTGTGCTAAGGCCAGCCGCGACGACCGGGACGAAGGTTTACCGATGGATCAGCATTCGAGCCATCCAACGGTCAAGCCTACCGACCTGATGCGATACCTATGCCGACTTATCACACCGCCAAACGGCATCGTCCTAGACCCCTTTATGGGCTCAGGATCGACCGGCAAAGCGGCGATGGCAGAAGGCTTTCGGTTCATCGGCATTGAACGCGAAGCTGAATACATTGAGATCGCTAGGGCTAGGATTTCCGCTGAGGCCGAAAAGCCAAGGCAATTGAGTTTGTTTTAAGGAATACACCTATGGAAACCAACAGGATAATTTGCGGCGACAATTGCGAGGTGATGCGAACCATGCCGAGCGAATCGATAGACCTGGTAGTTACGTCTCCACCATACGACAACCTCCGAACCTACGGCGGGCATCCTTGGGACTTTGAAGGCGTCGCGCAGGAGCTTTGGCGATTAATTAAGCCGGGCGGCGTAGTTGTTTGGGTTGTTGGCGATGCAACCGTAAACGGCAGCGAAACAGGGACTAGCTTCCGGCAGGCCTTGCGGTTTATGGAGATCGGTTTCAGGCTGCACGATACGATGATTTACCAGACATCGAAGCCGCCAATGAACGACAGGCGATACCAATCGGAGTTTGAGTTCATGTTCGTCTTTTCACGCAACGAACCAGCGGTGTGGAATCCGATCAAGTCACAAACAAAACACGCCGGAGAGCGAGTGAGCGGCACATACTGGAACGTAGATGGAACACAGAAGCCGCGGCATGGAGACGGTCGGCCGGTGGACGAGAGTTTTGTTCGCGGGAATGTGTGGCGAATGGTTGATCGGCAAGGCAATGGGCACCCCGCGACGTTTCCCGAAGCACTAGCCCGCGATCACATCCTATCTTGGTCCAACGAAGGCGATATTATTCTCGACCCGTTCAGCGGATCAGGCACTACGGCAAAGATGGCGAAGCACAACGGGAGGCAGTACATCGGCATCGAGGTCAATCCTGAGTACGTCGAAATCAGTTTGAAACGATTGGAGCAAGGCGTTTTGTTTTGATCCTTCTCAGGTCGGTTCGCCTCGGCTAGGTGTCCATTCTTCTCTTTGCAATGGGAGTCCGGCCAAATGAACTGGTGCGCGGTACGAGCCGGCCTAATCAGCCAATCGACCGTCGGTAAGCAAGTGGCTAATCTCCACACTGCTTGCCACAGGGTCGCTCGTTCGAGAGGGCGGGCGGCTCTTTTTAGGGATTTGTGTTATTTCAATTGCGTGAAATCATGGATAAAATGCTTTGGTCGAGTTGCAAGCCCGACAAAAAAGAAACACTTCCCCCAACGGTATCTTTTGGTGCGTACTCGCGCCTGGGCTTGCAACCGTATGCCGTTGGGGGAATTTTTGATTTGCGAGGATGCAATCATGCCTAGGGCCAGAAACATCAAGCCGTCGTTCTTCACTAACGAGATGCTCGCTGAGGTGAGCCCTCTGGCCAGGTTGTTATTTATAGGTCTTTGGACTGTGGCAGATCGTCGCGGTAGGTTGGAGGATCGACCGAAGAAAATCAAGGCTGAGGTTTTGCCTTATGACAACTGCGATCCGGAAAAGCTACTCAACGAGCTTGCGTCAAAGGGTTTCATAACTCGTTACGAGGTCAATACTTGCGGCTATATTTGCATACCGAAATTTGAAAAGCATCAGAACCCGCACTGTAAAGAATCGGAAAGCACCATACCAGCACCAGACGAGCCCGGTGCAAGTACGGTGCAAGTATCGGAAATTCCGGAACGAGCCCGGCTGATTCCTGATTCCGGATTCCTGATTCCTGAATCCCCCTTAGGAAGCATGGCTTCTATCGAATCCATTCTTCCGGAGCTTCGCACTGAATTCATCTTCAAGCTTGCTGGAAAGAACTCTTGGATGCTGTCATCAGTGAAGCTATCGGAGTACCAAGCAAACTTTCCAGGAGTCAAAATCGACATTGAGCTAAGAAAGGCGATGCAATGGATCAGTGACAATCCATCGAAGCGAAAGACAGAAAACGGGATGCCTAGATTCCTATCGTCTTGGCTATCCAAGGTTCAGGACAGCAACAGAGGGCTACCATTGTTTGCTCAAGATCCAAAGCGACAGCCTCTTGAGGTTCGTCCTGAAAGGTGCTTCAAATGATCGAGCAAACGCTCAAGGATGAAGAAAACCTACTCGGGGGCATCCTTTGCAATCCGGAGACGATCTACCAAGCGGCGGAGTTCGTTGACTCCAAGTCGTTTTTGTCTGATGGATTCGGGCTGGTGTTTCAAGCGATCCAAACCATGCTCCAAATGGGCGTACCGATCACTCGGTCAAATGTTTCGATCGAGCTTGTTCGGGTCAAAGCGGTTGACGCTATGGGGGGCCCTAAGAGGCTCATCGAGTTGCTAACCGATGGTCAACCGCATCACGTTTCCTACTACGCAGAAATCGTCGCAAAGCACTCGAAGCGGCGTAACCTGATGGCGTTCATTGATCGGATTAAGGCGAAGTCGATAGAGGCTAATTGCGATCCTATGGAGCTCGCTGGTGAAATGTCTCAGGCCCTTGGGATTATGGGCGGCGAAAGCGATCAGCAAAAGCAGATCGGTAAACTTGTGATTGACTTTTTGGAGGATTGCGAGCGTATTAAGTCCGATGGCGGCCAGATGGTTTTCGCGACCGGGATCGAGCCACTAGACTCGGCTCTCGATGGTGGCTTCCCGGCTGGCACGATAACCATCGGAGCAAGGCCATCAATCGGAAAATCTGCTTTCGGTTCGGAGGTCTGCTATCGGATGGCGAAATCCTTTGGAAAGCCGACTTTGTTTGTGAGTCTCGAAATGAACTTTCGTCAAATGGCTTCGCGGTTTGTTCTTCGCGGGTCTAACATGCGGGTCAGCGACTTGAACAGATTGAGCTATACCAACGAGCAACTTGACGCAGCAATGACTAAGGCTCTCCAAGACTCAGACACTCCGATGGAGTTCTGGCACAAGCCATCGGGAACAATTGCACAGATTGAGGGACGCATAAGATCCGACGTAGCTAGGCGTGGTTGTAGGTGCGTTGTGGTTGACTACCTTCAATTGATTCGGGCTCCAGGCTACAGCGATCCAAAGCTTCGCGTTTCGTTCGTGATGAAAGAGCTTGTTAGGATTAGCAAGGAGTTAATGATTCCAGTCGTCGTCTTGGCTCAAGTAGGCAGGCAGGCAGAAGGCACTATGCCGACACTAAGCGACCTAAAAGAATCGGGAAGCGTCGAGGAAGATTCTGACACAGTGATTTTGCTACATCGCGAGAAGCGGGATTCGGAAGAATTGCTTTGCGAGGTAGCGAAACAACGGAACGGAGAAATCGCAAAGCTAACATTAGCGATGCGAAACGGTGTTGTAATGGCGGTCAGCGAAGTAGCGACCGAGTTTCATAATGATTTTGGAGGGTATTGAGATGGCTAGATTTTTAATCGTTGACCTAGATACGGGTCGCATGGATGGTTGGTATGCTTTGCAACAAGACGCATGTTGGGCGGCTGAACAGCGACGGGTAACTGTTGGCGGTCGATGGATGGTGTTCGAGCTGTCGGACGCTTGCAAGCATAAGACTAGGCTCAATCCTGCGCTGACTCAGACTGCGGACATGGAGATGGATTTGCGATGAAACTTTCCGAATACTTTGCGAACATCGAGGATCTTAAATCCGAAAACAAAGACCTTCGCAAGCAGCTAGAGCGAACGAGCCGAAAGCTGACTGAATCGCAGGCAAGAACAAAAGAGTTATTCGACGCACTCCGAGCCGTCGTCAATAAAGACCATCCAGCGTTAAGGAGGAAGAAATGAAAGTCGGCGATCAGGTTTGGATCAAGGCTAAAGTGATTGACATTGAAGGTTATGCTGTGAGGGTTCAAGGTTACTTGGGTGAACAATCGTTTTGGAGTACCAAGAGAGACTGCAAACCCGTCGAGCCCGAAGCGGTTGAGCAACCTACAAAAAGAGAACTAACGGACGCGCAGAAGATAGCAGAGCGAACCTTAAAAGCGATTTGGGCAACTCAACCAAAGCCAGAGCCAGAACCAGTTGTCAAGCAATCCTTGACAACTGAAAGCGATCCGGTCAACCCATCGCACTACAAGCAATTACCGGCTGAGACGATCGACATTATTGAAGCGGCGATTGCCAAGGCGCCAAACAACAAAGCGGCGGGATTGCATTGGCAAGTGCTAAAGTACGCTTTGCGGTGCTGGTTCAAAAACGGCATCGAGGATCTCAAAAAGGCTCGTTGGTATCTCGATCGGTTGATCCAAGAGGAGGAAGCAAAGTGAGAATTTTCATTCCAGGCGAGCCGGTGGCGCAACCACGGCCAAAGGTCTCGACGCATGGCGGATTCGCTAGGGCCTACGTCGATGCAAAGCATCCGATACATGCTTTCAAACAGGCTGTCCAGTTGGCTTGGAAATCTTCGATCAATCGATGCTTGACAGGGCCATTGTCAATCGAGATTGTTTGCTGGTACTTAAGGCCGAAAGGCCATAGCAAGATCCGTCGAGCGAGTCGAGAACCTAAGATGAGCCGTCCCGATATCGACAATACGGCCAAGGGCATCCTCGATTCCTTGAACGGCGTTGCTTACATCGACGATGGACAGGTCTATCGGCTGACTGTCGAAAAGTGGTACGTTGGGCCAGAGGATCAAGTCGGGACATGGATCGAGGTAACACAATGACGCAACGCAAAAACATCTCGCAACCGGCGGACTTTTGGGAAGTTGTTGATCGCGCAGCCATCGAGCGAAAGACAACCAAAAGCCGATTGATTTTTGACGCCCTAAACGCTTTCCTCGGGCTCAATATGGAGCGAAAGAGGCAACCACGGTCAAAAGTAGCCAAGAAGAAAAAGACGCGCCCAAAACGAAATTAGGGCCGTTGCTTGCAATTTGCGGCGGTCAAGCCTAAAATGCGGGAAAGGAGTCAGAATTATGGAAAGTCTTTTCAAGTCCAAACGGTTTTGGGTATCGCTGGCAGCCGTTGCTGTCGTCGTCCTTAAGGACAAGGTTCCCTTGACTGAGGATCAAATACAGATCCTGGTTTACGCCGTTGGAGCGTGGGTGGTAGGTGAGTCGATTCGTCCAGTGGATCCAAAGCCAGAGGTGACCAAGTGAATCGCGTAAAATTTGCTGACAGGCTCAAGGCGCGTCGGGCGGCTCGTGAAATTTGGATTGCTCGCCGATCCGATCCAACTGTGGCTGACTTGGTTGCTAAGACCATCGACGGCGATGAGGAAGCCGGAAAGTTGCTCTTTGGATCGCATCCTGAGTTGGTCGGAATCGATCCGGCAACGCTTTTTTTGCTCATCCAGATCGCTCTTAAGCTTTGGATATGGTGGAAATCGCAGAAGGTCGAGAGCCCTTCGGAAGATGTCGCGGTCGGCGAGCCCTTCGATTCGACTGTCAGCGACGACGATAACGACTAAGCCCAGCTCGCAACGACTACCTACTAACCTCTAATCCTTACAAGCGGGTTAGTCGGAGCGAGACGGGCAATACACAAGGACGGATGATGACTGAGAAAAAAGAAAATTGGTTGCCTTGGATCGTCGCAGCAGTCGCGGTCTTTGCGATGTTGCGGAACCAGCAACCGCAACCGGATAAGCCACAACCGAAAGAGCTCAAGGCGGTCGTCTCTCAGACGCTTCCATCAATCCGATCAGCCTACAAGCAGGCTTTCTTGGAGGCAGCTTCAAAGATCGAGTCCGGCGAGATTAAAGATCAAGAAGCTTGGACGAAATTCATTGCCGACAACGCAGGGGCTAAGCAACGTGAGGCACTCGATCGAGTCTATGAGGCCATCGACAAGCTCGATCTGCCTGCAAGCTTCGCGGGTAAGGAATCCGAGATCGCAAAGATCAATCGGGAAATAGCGGGGGCGTGGTGATGAGTGACTTTTTCACAGGCTACGATCCAACCATCGAGAATCGAGACGCGATCAAAGCAGGATCTACCGAAATTGCTTTCACCATGCGTGACTTTTCTGCACCCGAAGAGATCGATCCTCGAAAGTTGATGCGGCACGATAAGCAAGGCAACATGGGATCCTGCCAAGGCTTTTCGCTTACTAATGCTTGCGAATACGTTTGGGCGTTGGTGCATGGCTCGTTTAGCGTTGATCGTCAGTTGTCGCAATTGTTTGCGTATCTTGAGTCACAAAGACAAAGCCAAGGTCTACTCGGTCGCGACGCAGGATCCACCATCGAAGCAGGGCTCAAGGTCGCAACATCGATTGGGATGCTTCCCGAGAAAGACCTACCATACTCAACGCCATATCCATCGAACGCTCGGACGCTGATTACCGATGACATGAGGATGAAGGCTTTTCCGTATCGCATCGGGTCGCATACTTGGCTTGATTCGTATGATGCAATCTTTCGATATTTGGCAAGCGGTGTAGGTGCAGTTCATACCGGGACGCTCTGGAATGATAGTTTCTATAGTCGTAACGGTGTTTTGGAGTCGGTTAGTCTCGGTCGCGGTGGCGGTCACGCTACGGCATGGCTTGGCTACAGCAAACGCAAAGACTCTCGCAACCGCAACTACATTTGGCGACTCAACAGTCACAACGATTCTTGGACTGAGATTGCCCCATCGGTAATCGATGCTCTCTGTCGGCATCAGTGGACATCGATTGTCGGCGTGTCGGATCTTTCAACGCCAGGGCCACGCAAAGTATCTTGGATGCAGTCGAGGCCATTGGGATGAACCTCAGCAACGGAGAAAAGGGAATGTTTGCCGTGATTGGTCTTTGCTTGTTTAGTTGGTTCTTTGGATCAAGTCCCAAACCCGATCCAACGCAGTGCGACATACCATCGAGCGACCTTGTTGAGCAAGTCGCAACTGTTCGAGAATCTCTAACAGTTCAACCAGCTCCCATCGAAGACCCCAAACCGATCCCGAGCCCAAGCGACAAGCCATTGAAACTCGAGGTTTTGGTATTCGTCTCTAAGAACTGCCCGCCTTGCGAAAAGTGGAAGCGATGCGAGATGCAGAAATTCTTGGATGCGGGATGGCAAGTCGGTATTGTTGAAGACCATCCGTTTCCGGTGACTCCACGGTTTGAGGTATCGAAGGGATCGGAGCGTAAGGATCACGTTGGCTATCTCACTTTTGAGCAGGCGAAGGGGTTGGTAAAGTGACACAGGATTCTTTGGTTGTGATAATCGGCATGGCTGTTTGCGGTGCTCTAACATCGGC